TTGCTAAAGAACGTGCAAGACTAAAGGAAGAATTTTTAGCAGAAGAAAAAAGATTGCAGATGTGGAAAGATATAGGCTTAGCAGTATTAATAACATCAGCAGTTGCTCTGATAGTAGGAATTGTATTCTTTATCTCTGTAAAAGCACAAGCCTATTCACCTATGTATATGATGTACTACTAAAAAACCCTCCTGCATTTCTACAAGAGGGTCATTAAAAAAAATATTGTTATTAAAGCATTTTTTCTATTTGTTTAAGATACTCAGATTTTGGTAAGTCTTTAAATTTATCAGAAACATGACTACGAAATAAATTTCTTACCATTCTAATATCTTTTATCTTCTGCATATATTTTGTTACATCTTCTAAAGATGATGCATCTAGTATCATATGAACAATCTTTATTTCAGTTTCAGTTAATTCGTTATCAACATAACAATTAAGAATTTCATCAGTTAATTTAAAAAGCATTATGCACTTCCTTTCAGTCTTTTAACAGTTTCAGATAATGTAACTTTGTTATTTACTTGGTAAGGCTTTTTATATTGCCCTATATTAACGTAAAAATAAAAAGCAGTATCAAAGTAATCCGTCATAGAGTCAGATTTATCATACCATTTGTTAGAAGAACCTTCCTTAATAACTCTTATAACTTCATTTAAAACTATAAATTCATCTTCAGTACCAATATTCTGGTCTAAATGATATGGATTAAGAGGGTAATAATCACTTCCATTTTCTGTAAGTTTTTTTGTTACTGTTGGTAGCTCTGCACCTGCTTTAATTGTAACAGTTATGCTTGAATAATGGTCTTTTTTAACACCAAATTTAAAAGTAGTATTTTTAAAAGTTTCTTTTAATGCGTTTCTAATTTCTCTTGTTTCTTCTGTCGTTATATATGCCACGATATTTGCCTTTCTTGTGTTATGAGGGAGGTTTACCCTCCCTCTGGTTAATTAACTTATTAATAACTTTAAAAATGTTTCTAAATTATCTGTGTAACCATATAGGTTATCAGGGTCATTTGGGTCTGATGCACATAGACTTTTAATAGTATATTCGCCACCTTCAAATTTATCATTCTCAATAGAAATTTCGTAACAAGAAACAAAACTTTTCGTTGAGTCGTAATGTGATTCATCTCTGTATATAGGACGAACAATATATTCAATCATTGGTGATTTTTTAGCTGTAAAATAATCGTCATTCCATTTTCTTACAACAAAATTAAAACTTTCATTTTTACTGTTAAGAATATTGTTTGCCATAACATTATTCATCTCATTAATATTGTTTTCTATTTCTTTAGTAGTTGTTGGTCTTTGTGATGTTTTCATTTCGTATTCCTTTTCTTCCTTGTGTTAATAATTATATTATATATATTTTACATCAGATGTAAAGAGAAAAAAGCAATTATTTTAGGTTTTTTTAATAAAAATTAAGCCAATTTTACCTAGTTATTTTACTCAAAAAACTGGCTTAAAAGCCTTATTTAATAGAAAATCGTTGAGGATTGCATATAAGCGACACACAGTCGATATTGGTATATTGTATAGTACGCAATCAAAAACGTGCAATTTGCCTTTCTGTGGGCGTTCTAAGGGCTATCCTGTGTAAATATTGCTAAAATGATACCAGAAATCCTTATCAACTTTGAAATCATTAGGTTCTCGGTCAACTACGCATTGATAACCAGTAATTATATCCTCTAATGGTCTTTGGTTCTTAATCACGTATAGCAAACTTCCTAATTTAATGCGTAATTTTAAAACTCGCATTTCTTCTATAGGTTTTTTTTTGGGGTTATCTCTATTCCATTTTTTAATATTTTTATTTTGGTTTGCAGTTTCAGTCATTAATTTATCGTAAAACTTTTCAAAATATTCATGTGAACGGTGCGGTAATCGAAAAGAGGTAAATGTTGTTTTTTTGTGCCTAAAGTCTATAACATGATAATCAGGTACATATTTAAAATCATTATTTTGTTCGCAGAGTGTTAAATAAAGAATCAAATTATGTTGAAATTTACTATTAACAAAATAATTTTTAATTATAGGTAATTTTGTTTTTGGAAAACGATTAGCATAAAACATTTCTGGAAGTTCTTTAGTTTCATATTTTTGTTCAACTCTATCAATTACACGTTCTCGGACTTGGTAGTTAAGATTAACTGGTGAAGCAACCTTAAATTCAAAACTATCAAACTGTGATGTATCTAGTAACTGATATTTATAATATTCATGCGGTTCTTCCTCGTAAACACCATCATCACTAAATGATAAACCCTTATATTTATAATCTGTAGGTTGGAGTAGTATGTCATTTGCAGTTACATAATCATTATTAACTTTATAAAACCCTGCATAGGGCAAATAAAATTGTGCTTTAGTATTATATATAGTTTTTTTAACTTCAGATTTTAATTGTTGTAAGTTTTGCAATAAAATACTTTCTTTTCTTCTCTCGTTATCTTCATCAACTCGTTTTTTTTCACTTTCAAATTTTGCTTTCTTTTTCTTCAGTGCTTCTAAATATGTTTTGTTTTTTTCTTTTTCTTTATTTTTTTTAACTTCATCTTCAATAAGAATAGGAGTTTGTTTCATTCGTTCAAACATTAAAGGAAAACCAGATGACCCACCTGCGAAACTGCTTGCATAGACTGTTACTTTTTTTGGTAAATTTCCTTTATTTAAATTTACACTATCAACAGATGTTAGAAATTTAAAACCTTTATAACCCATTAATAAACCGCTATCGTCTCTGCCATCACCAGATTGATAGATATTAAATACACAATCTTTTTCAACGTGGGTTTTTTTTGGTTTAATAGGTACAATGTTTTTAAAACCTAAATTGTTAAGTGGTCGTTCTACTGATTTAGTTTTAAAATCAGGAACAATAAATTTCATATCTTTATTTATATATTTTAATGTAAACTCATTAAGATGGTCATTATGGTTATGACTCATATAAATAAAATCAACATTATTAATTATAGTTTTCCAATTAGCAGGAGGTTGCTTAGTGTTCCACCAACCACCTGCAAAAGCAGAACCAACTATCCAAGGGTCAGTAACAAATTTAACGTCAGGCGTTTCTACTAATAAACACGCATGACTTAATAATGTTATTTTAACTGTCATTATTTATTTCCTCCAAACTTGGAAGCAAACTTATTAACTATAGTAGAAATTGTTTGCCCTTTAAAAAATGTATGATTACCTATATATCTTTTTTTCTGCCATATACCTTTGTTGTTCGGTGCAACAATTTCTGCGATATCTACAGGCAAATTGCCTACGTCTATTACTTCATTAACAGGAATATTATGGTGTGTCAGAATATACATACAGGGTATTTTTAAATCTAAATAATTATCACAAAGGCGTTGATATAATATATCTTGACCTTTAGTAATTGGTGTTCCTTTAACTTTAACTTCACCAAAAACCCACCATTTATTATTTTTTTCCATTACAAAATCTATGTCTGTAGGTGTGTAACCACCAACTTTAAGATTACTAAAATCTACTATTTGTTTCATTCTCTCTTTGTTTAAAATCATTCTTCACCTGCCATATATATAATTGCAAAACAAACGTCTATATTATTTCTGTTTCGGTAAAGTTCCTCTGCAATACCAACAACATCTTCTATATTATGTAACTCGAAAAATTCTGTTTCGTTACCATAGGCGTGAAGTTGTTTATGCATCTCGTCAGTAAGAGGTACTATATGATTATCACCTGATTTTCCTCCCATACCTAACCTGCTAGGGCTTCGCAACAAATGATGAGCGACAACATCTTGTTCCTTTTTAGTGATTAGGCAAGGTAGCGTATGAATATCAGCTAACCATTTTTTATCTTTAATTCTTTTAATTTTTGGTATTAACATCTAGCATTTTCTTCGCTTCTATAATTGCTGAACTATCACCACCAAAATATGTTTCGATAATAAAAGGTACAACTTTATCATAATATTTAGAAAACTCTGCTTGGGTCATAGAGTCATAATTAGTGCTATGAGGGTCTAACTTATAACCTTTAGAAAGCCAATGCTTTTCAATTTTACTTATGGGTACAACTTCGCAAAACCCATTAGCATTTTTAATAGCATTATGAAGTGATTTTTCTGTTGCATAGCGTTCTTGGTTATCAAATGCTAACCGCAATAAAGCACGAAATAATCTATGATGCTTCTGGTTGCGGTCATTTAATATTTTAATAGTGAGTAATTGATTTTCTTTAATTGCATCAATTACTTCCTCAGAAACGGTATCAGAAGGGAATAAACCCTTCTGACGTTTCCGCATGAATATTCTTCTACTCATAGCTAAAAAGGAATATTATCTTCATCATTGTCAATGACTTTGTTTCTGTACTTTTCATTAAAAGCAATTTCATTAGCAGACTCAGATAAATGGCGTGCTTCAGCATTACCAATAGGATTAAAACCATCATAACGAGCTAATCTAATTTCTGGTTTAGTTACTTTTATACCATCTTTATTTTCATAGCTTTTGTAATGTATCGAACCTTGAACTATAGCTTTAGTTCCTTTTTTTGCAAACTTGCTAATAAACTCAGCAGTATGTCCCCAAGCAACGCAATTATGCCAGTCTGTGTTGCTTTTCTTTTCACCTGTTGATTTATCTTTCCAAGTTTCCGTAGTTGCAAGTGAAAAAGTAGTTACTACAGAATTACCTACATTTTTAGCTTCAGGGTCGCCACCTAGATTGCCAACTAGCATTACTTTATTAATGAAACTCATTGTGGTGTACCTCTCTTATATCTATTCATTTTATTTTGCTCGTCTTCAGTAAATGTATCATTACCATCTTTATCTACATCAGCAGATAATCCAAACGTTAAGGATAAAATATATCTGGATAAATAAGTCCAAGCACCTGCAACTGCATGAGCATCACCCTTAGTTATTGGAATTGATACTGTTTGTAATAATATCCATTCTCCAGACTCATGCACTAAAGTTGGTGTCATAAATGCCTGTTTAGTACTTTCATCAAAAATATGATTAGGCTCTAGTATCATATTAATTCCGTTATTAGATAAATGAGGATAAACCGCATTAAATACCTCTGATTGGTCAGCAAACTTTGACTTGAAAAAAGGATTATCTTTGTTCTTGGTTGGATTAGACATTTCTTTTTTTGCCTTAATAAATGCTTTTATAATGTTTTTATGTTCATGGCTAAACTTCATTTGTAGTCTCCTTGTGTTTGGAAAAACGATAAATAAAATTACCGTTTTTATTTTGGTCAATTTTTAGTGTGCCTTCGTCAGATAGCACTTTTCTATAAATATGAGGTTCAATTAACTTTTTAATTTCTTTAGTAACAGATGATTCAGTTTTAGTTGCATCTATTAAAGAAAATTTAATGTTAAATAAATCTCGTAATTCAGAAGCAAAATTTACTTCAGAATTATTTAAATCAAGAACTTTTCTTGATTGGTTATCTATAATATCTGGAACTTTTAAATTATCTACTGTTGTAGAATTAACTAAGGCTTCTTGATAGTCCCAAGTTAATTTTCTTTGCTCCTCTATAAATTTATCGTCTCTATTAATGGTAATATAATTAAATTTCATATCACTTAGAGCATATACTAATAAACATTGGTCGCTATTAGTTATATCCATATGGTGTTGGCATTGAGGTTCTTTAGATGCAATATATTCATCACCAGTTAAATTTGTCTGCATACTAAATTTTATTTCGATTGGACAATAATTAATCCAACCATCAACATTAGTATGTCTGGTTTTTCTTTGTAATGTTGGGTGCGGTAATGTATCAATCTCAGGTTCATCTAATGGGTCTTGAATATGTACTTCTGGTTTAATTTTGCGTAACCAGTCTCTCATAAATGACTCCATATATGAACCTGCTTGCACAGCAAAGTTAGAAGATAAATCTTCTGGTTTTGTTAACCCTTGTTGCATATTTAAAAACTCATTTCTTCTTTTTTCATCTCGCAAATGGTACATATCAGAACCACCTATGCTTGGATATTCTTTACCATTGTAAGTAAATTTAGGTCTAATAAGCATTAAATAACCCTCCCATTACAATCACGAAAAAATAAATACTTAGGAAGAAAAACAGTAAAGTTAAACTTCCAGTTATATACGTCATTAATTTATTCATTGATTTCCTCCTGTCTTTCTTGCTGTCTTTCAAGTGTTTCTTTATTTAACCTTGCTACTGCTTCTTTATTTAATTTTGCTACTGCACAATTTAAAATGTCGTCAAATCTATTTGGGATTTTAGAACCATCAGAAAAAACATTAGACTTAAAAGTTTGAGTTTTAAAATCAACAAATGCTATCATATCGTCAGGGTCGTGTTCAGGCATACCACTGCTGATATTCACTCTATGCTTTCTTAAAATTAATTCCTGATTTTTTGAAAAATTAAAATCAGCCTGAATTAAATCTAATTTATTATCATCATAATGAATTACTTCGGAATCATCAGGATATACCGACCATTCATAAATAATTTTAGTTTTATTTTTTGCTCTCTTTTTAGGAGTTTGAGGTAAAAATAAAGATGGGAATAAATGATTTATATATTCATGTTTGCTTACTTCTTGTTTCATAACTTTTCCTTTCTTGTGTTATGAGGGAGGTTTGCACCTCCCTCTGGTTAATTAATCTTCAATTTTTTCAATATGTATGTTTCTGTATTTAGTAAATCTATTCACTAATCTTTTAAGTTTGATGGCTCTTTCTTGGTTAATCAACAATTCTTCTCTATATACTTGATGGTTTTCATCTTCATTTTTTTCTTGTACTTTTGCCCAATACTGCACATCAGCTTCAGTTGTTTTTAATAATTCTTTTATTGCTTTTTCAATTAAAAATTCTTCATCTAAATTTAATGTTTCTGTTTTCATTTCGTATTCCTTTTCTCTCTTGTGTTAATCAATATAATCATTATATGTATATTACATAAAATGTAAAGAAAAAAAGTACCTTATAAAGCATTGATTTTATTACATAATTTAAAATAAATAAAATTAATTTACATTTAAAGTAATTTAGTTCATAATATAAAGGAAAGGAAAGGTTATGAACGCAACAGATATAGTTAATATAATAGGAAATGCTAGGAAAACTGCGGATTTATGCGGTGTGTCTATAACCCAAGTATATAGAATGACTTATCCTAAAGGTTATAATAATGGTTCTGGTAACCGTATTGACCCAAAGCACTTTAAAAAAATTTTAAAGTATTCTAATCAAAATAATTTAGGCATCACTAAAGATGATTTATGGTCAATGTTGCCAGAGGGAGAATAATAATGGGAGTAATGCAAAAAAGAAAAGGGGCTAGAACAGAACGTTGGGTAGTTCAACAGTTGCAATATAATGATATTGCTTGCGAACGAGTACCATTATCGGGTGCTATGCATTACCAAGGTAATGGTGGCGATATAGATATATATACAGGTGATATACATTTACAAGCAGAGGTAAAAAGCAGAAAAAAAAGTATGTGGAAAACATTAGTTAATTGGTTATCTGGCTCAGATGTTTTGATTATGAAAGAAAATAGTAAAGACCCTTATGTATTTATGAGTATGAAGATTTTTATAAAATTATTGAAAACTAGAGTTGACCTTAATGTTCAAAAACTTAAAGAAGCAGAAAGGATTTTTCAACATTTTGAAGAAGAAGGGATAAAAAGAACTAAATTATGCGGAGGTGGACAAGACCTTGAATTAAATCAGGCTAGAAAAGTAATAATAAGAACTTTAGATAAAGCTAATTGGACTCATACAGAAATTGCTAATTTATTAAATAGAGACAGGTCAACAATAAGTAAAGCATTGGGAGGTGCTAATAACAATGAGGATAAAAGTAAGGAAAATTGATTGGAGACCCGCTGATTGGTTGCGAGATACCGCAGGGTTAAAAGCTGATGTAAAAGGAGTATATATAGATATACTTAGTTTAATTTATTCAGATGGCAGGGCAATAGATAAAGATGATATTAGATTATTTTCTATGCTCGGCAATAATAAAACAGTTATTAAAAGATGCATTAATGAATTGATAACAAGAAACTTTATTGTAGAAACTGATGGAAAACTTACAAACTTTAGAGCAGAAAATGAGCTAAAAGTTGTTGAAAAAAGAATAGAAACATCAGTAGAAAATGGCAAAAAAGGAGGTAGACCAAATAGCGAAGTTAAACAAAAACAATTACTTAAAAAACCTAATACTTTAAAAAATGTAAAGCTAACTAGTAACTACCAACTAGCAACTAACAACTATGAAGAAGATTTTAATGATTTTTGGGAAAAATATGATAAAAAAGTTCACAAGAAAAAAACTTTAGACCTTTATTTGAAAGCAAGAAAACAAGGTGTTACACAAGATAAACTTTTACAAGGAATTAAAACTCTATATCAAGGAATAGCTGAAGATAAACAAAATGGATTTAATCGAAATCCACCAAGTCCATATCAATGGTTGAAAGATGAAAGGTGGGAAGATGAAGGCAATCAAATTAAATCAGAAATATCAATTAAAGACCCTGATGCAGAATGGAGGGCAAATTTAAAATGGTACAAGGATAAAAATTACTGGAACTCTAATTGGGGTGCAAAACCAGAAACAGGACGTTGTGATGCACCAAAACATTTGTTAAGGGAATTTGGATTTGAACCTAGCAATCAAACTGCAAAAGAAAAGGTCAAGGATATTAGCAAGACAGAGACACAAGCACCAACTGATGTTAAGTAGATTACGACAGAAATTTTTTACTGGTAGCGAAAATTTACCTTATGACCCATTAGGAGTAGCATTTGGAAATAAAAAAATATCACAAGTAGAATATGATTGTGGAAGGGCGTATGAAAAATATTACACCTCAATATACGGTAAACCGCACGCAAAAAATGTTGACTTAGAGCAAATACCAAAAGCAACAAAAGATAATCCAGAACAAGAATTAAGACACAAATTAATATTACAAACTATGGACACAGTTTTAACCGATTATAGAGCAGATGTTATGAACGCTTGTGTTTATCATAATTTTCCAGAAAATTATAAACGGTTACAATTAGGACTTAGGAGGTTAATTCAAATTGAATTTACAAAAAAATAATGTTATCATTTGGGTGTGGACTCATCATTCACACCTATCTAAACCTCTAGGAGTTACACTCCCTTTTTTATTTCTCCGTCAGTAAAAAATGTAATTTCTAGAGGTATTTATGGATATAGTTGAGAAAGAATGGCAAAACAGAATAGCAAATAATTTACCGCCATATCATTCTGTTAATGACAAAGACATAGGCTTTAGATTTCAAAAACCAATAGTAAAAGATATTGGAACGCAAGCATTTCTTGATGGTGATTTTGAAACAATGGAGAGGAGTTGGCAAACTTCATCTGCATTACCAATCCAACAGATTACAACGTTAAAAAAATTACCATTAAAAATAAGTTATTCGTTACCTAAAGTAGAACATTTAATAAAACCACCAGAAGCAGAATTTATAACGTATCTTTTTTGTGATGGATTATATTTTGAAAAATTTGGTGCAAAATTAGCAATAACAATAAAAGAAAATTTACATATACATTTGATGGACGCAGACCCAACATTTGCAAAACGCATCATTAAAGAACATAATTTAAAAGCAGGGTTATCAGTAGAGCAACCAAAAGCAAATCCAGAATATTACCATAGCATAAGGTTTATTCGTTGGTATGAATACATGAAGCAAACAAAAGGCTATTCTTGTTTGTTAGATGTTGATGCATTAGCAAATAAACCTCCTAATAATTTACCTCATGTTGATGTAGGTATGAGATTAAGACCTGCACGATTAGAAGCATGGAATGTTTGCAACGCATCAGTTTGCATAGGTAAAGCTAATCAATATTGGAAAGGTGTAGCAGATTATATTTATTATTTTTATAAACAAGATAAATTAGTATGGCAAATAGACCAATTAGCATTATGGGCGGTTTGGCAGAAACAAAAAAATAAAATTCATACGTTAGGAGAATTAGAAGTATCTTATGATTACAACGATAAGGGTATAATTTGGTGTAATTCAGGCAAAAACAAATGGCAAAAAGAAGATTTAAGCAGACAAAAATACAGGGATAAATTTGATAAAATAAAACTTTTAACAAATAAAAAAGAAAAAGAGCTACATGAATTAGAACTACAAGCAAAAAAAGAATTAAAAAATTTAAACTTGCAAGAAGCAGAAAGGCTTTATCTACGATTACTGCGGAGATGTTTTGAAAACTTACCGCAAAAACCTCCCTTTACAGAAACTGTTGAAAAGCAAGAAAGAAGGGTTGAAAAAATATTGTATTTGCCTGTTGAAATATCAGCAAGAGAATTAGCATCAAGAGAATGGCTTGCTAAACAGATGAAGGGTTGGAAAGTTGTAATTGGCAATAGATGGCAGATGCAAAACTGGAACGATTTACCTTGTGGAGTTATATTATGGAAATCTGCTAATACGCAAGATGTTGGAGTTTTTGTTGATGCAATAAACTCAGGGCATTTAATCTGCTTAATGGACGAAGAATTGTTTCCAATGAGACCGCATATAGATTTATACGAACCAAGTTTAGATAAAAAATGTTTAGAATATGCAGATATGATATTTTCACACTCCGAAGAACAGAAAAAACTATACGAGCAATTAACAAAAACACCAGTAGAAGTTACTGGAAACCCTAGAAGTTTGTTAGCAACAAAAGCAAAAGGAGGAGATAGAATTGTTATTTGCACTATGGTTGGAACTCTTAATAACTTTGGTCGTACTTTTGAAAACATGGTTTTAGGAACAGTTAAAATATTAGGTGGTGTATCAGAAAAAACTTTTGATTTTTTAGCTTATCAAATAACACACGAAATAAAAGGCTATGGTTTATTGCGTCAAGCAATAGCAGAACTAAAAGATATGAACCCATTAATACGTTGTCACCCAAGTGAAGATATTTCTTTTTGGGAAGGGTATGGAGAACTTGACGATAGAACACCTTTTATGCAAAGATTAAATTCTACTAAATGCGTAGTTCATGTTTCTGGTTGCGGTACAGGTTTAGAAACAACTTTAGCAGGAATACCAACAGTTAGGCTTGGTGAAGGTGGGCATGGACTATCAGCAGAAATTGGGCAAGGTACATTTGAGAATATAAGAGAAGCTGTTTTATCTGCAAAACCCCAAAAAGTACCTTACTTTTCAGATGTTACTTTGCCTGATACCATTAAAAAATTACAAGCAAAACATAAATTTAATTGTGATTTTGATTTAGAAAAAGCCTATCAGCAAATACCATTTGAGCCATTAGAGTTTCATCAGAATAAATTTCCTAATGACCCTGAAGGAAAACTTATTGGTTGGAGAACTGTTTTATGTCAGCCTTAAAAATGCCTTCAGATAACAATTTTGAAAATGCAGTAAGTTTAGAAACCCTTGCTAAACAAGATTTAAAAAAAACAAGTTTATCAAAAAAAGGTATGGGTCGTTTATTATTTTGGGAATTAATTGAACGCACAAGAGCAATTATGCACCGCAAACTTCCTGACATATCACAATATAAAAACACAGGAAAAGGAACACTTTTGATTTGCGGAGGTGGTCCAAGTTTAGCAGATGAGTTAAAAACCATAAGAAAACTGTCAAAAAAAGCTAAAGTATTATCATGCAACAAAACGCATGATTATTTGCTTAAAAGAAAGATAAAATCAGATTATACTTGCCTATTAGACCCTAAAGAATGGGTGAAAGATTATGTTGCTAACCCCGTACGAAGAACTAGATATTTGGTTGCAGGTCAATGTCACCCTATGGTATTTGACAAGCTTAAAAATTATAATGTTATTTTGTGGCATGGTGGTGTTGATTATTATGGTGAGGAATTCCCGACAAAAATCTTACAAAAAGAGTTTCCTGAACGTGCTTGGCAAACGATTGCAGGAGGTACTACAGTTGGTCTGCGGTCTGTTCTCGTTGGGTATTTGCTTGGTTATAGGGATTTTAGGCTCTTTGGTTTTGACAGTTCTCTCAGGGAAGACAAAGCACACGCTTATCATAAACCAAAACCCTATGATGCCAGAGAAGGAGAAGTAATACTTCAAAGCAAATTAGGCAAAGAAACATTTAAAACCAATAGCCACATGGCAAGACAGTGTATGGACTTTGAACACATGATTGAAAAAATAGCAGGTTTTATAAAAGCAAAAAGATTTGACCCTATAGAATTGAAGGTATATGGCACAGGTTTATTGCCAAGTTTAGCATCAGGGTATGGACTTCACGCAGACCCTGAAATGAATATGAAATGGTGTGGAAGGGTAGGAGCATGAAAATAGAACAAATAAAAGTAGAAGAATTAAAACCTTATCCGCAAAATGCAAGGACTCATAGCGATGAGCAAATAAAACAAATAAAGCAAAGCATGATAGAATTTGGTTTTACTAATCCAATTTTAATTGACAAAAACAATGAAGTTATCGCAGGACATGGCAGACTAGAAAGTGCAAAACAATTAAAAATGCAAGATGTACCCTGCATAAGACTAGGGTATTTAACAGAAACACAAAAAAAAGCGTATGTGCTTGCCGATAATAAACTGGCTTTAAATGCAGATTGGAATATAGATTTATTATCTGAAGAAATGCAGAACTTGGTTGCAGAAGATTTTAATATAGATGTTATAGGTTTTGATGAAGCAGAGCTAAATGAATTACTTGGTACTGAAGAAGTAAAAGGTTTAACAGATGAAGATGAAGTTCCTGATAAACCAGAGACACCGACCACATTAAAAGGTGATATATATAAACTTGGAAACCATAGGCTAATGTGTGGTGACGCAACAAATGAAGCTGATGTATCTAAATTAATGAATGGTCAAAAAGCTGATATGGTTTATACTGACCCACCTTATGGTTTAGATTATAAATATAACTCATATGTAGATGTACAGGGTCACGAATATTTAGAATTTTGCGATAAATGGTTTACTATATTACAAAAGCAGACAGATTTTATATTTTTAACTGCAGGTTGGAAATATAATGATTATTGGATTATTAAAAAACCTACAGATATGTTTTATTGGATTGCTAGAAATAAACAGTCTGGCGGAAAGCTGTCTTATTTTAGGAAAATAGAACCAATATTTTTATTTGGAAAATTACCTAAAAAAGTAAAATATGATGTAGATTTTTTTGAATTTACTGTTGGGCATCAGGATTTACCAGACACACCAGTTCAACATACTTGCCCTAAACCTGTTAAGTTTATTAACAAAGCTATACAAGTATTGGGAAAAAATAAAATAATTTTAGATTCTTTTTTAGGTTCTGGAACAACAATAATTTCTTGTGAACAAACAAAAAACATATGTTATGGAATGGAACTAGACCCTATTTATTGTGACATAATAATAAAAAGGTGGGAAGATTACACAGGGCAGAAAGCCGAATTAATTAAGAGTGACTCAGAGTAATTATAGAAAAAAGCAAATGTCTAAAAACCCTTTAATTAAAAAACAAAAAACTAAAGGCAGACCAAAGTTTACAATTTCTGATGACCAGAAAGAAAGAATAGGTAATTTAGCTAAAACACTAACGCAAGAACAAATAGCTGATTTTCTTGGTATAGGAAGAAGAACATTTATTGAAATGTTAAACAGAGACGAAGAACTTTCTGCACATTATAAAAAAGGGAAAAGTGAAGCAATAGCAGGTGTTGCAGGGCATTTACTAAAAAACTGTGCAGATGGTAATGTTACTGCACAAATATTCTATTTAAAAACGCAAGCAGGTTGGTCTGAAGCAGATACTGTTAAGCACCATCATACTGGAGAGTTTGGCTTGGTTGTGCATAAACTTGAAGATGAAGATATAATTGATTTACAAAATACAAAGTTAATCGAGGGTATTGACATTGAGCATTAACGCAGGTAGAAATCTATACAGTCCAAGAAATTCCTTTATAAACTTTCATAAAAGAAAAACTAGATATGGTGTAATTGTTGCTCATAGGCGAGCAGGAAAAACTGTAGCTTGTATTCTTGATTTAATTATGAGGGCACAAAAATCTACATTAGACAATGCTAAATATTCATATATAGCACCGCAATATAATCAGGCAAAAGACATAGCTTGGGAATATGTAAAACAATACACTATACCAATGTTAAACCTTGATGGTAAAAAACCTATACCTAAAGGTATTATTAATGAAAGTGAATTGAAAGTAACCTTGCCTAACGGTGCAAGCATTAGATTATATGGTGCAGATAATCCATCACGATTAAGAGGGTTATACCATGATGGTATTATATTAGATGAATATGCAGACATGGACGCTAGAATTTGGGAAGTTGTAAGACCAAGTTTATCAGATAGAAATGGTTGGTGCGTTTGGATAGGTACACCAAGAGGGCATAATGATTTCTATACTATTTACAAAAGAGCAAAAAAAGAAAATTGGTTTGTATCTGAACTAAAAGCTACAGAAACAGGTATATTACCTGATAGCGAAATAGAACAAGCCAAGCATGATTTATCTAAAGACCAGTTTGAGCAAGAGTATCAATGCAGTTTTGAAGCATCAATACAAGGTTCATACTATGGCGATGAAATGGCACAAGCAGAAGATGAAAAACGCATTACAAAAATACATTATGATAAAAGTTTAGAGGTTCACACAAGTTGGGATTTAGGTATTGGTGACAGTACCGCTATTTGGTTTATTCAATTAGTTGGAAACGAAATACGTTTAATAGACCATTATGAAACGTCAGGTGTAGGGCTAGACCATTATGCTAAAGTATTAAAAGATAAACCTTATGTTTATGGAACTCATGTTTTACCGCATGATGTTATGGTATCAGAACTTGGCACAGGTAAATCAAGATTTGAAATGTTAAAAAGTTTAGGCATAGAGCCAACTGTAGCTCCTAAGATGGGAGTAGATGATGGAATACAAGCAGTAAGGTCACAATTAAACAGATGTTGGTTTGATAAGGATAAATGTGAACGAGGGATAGAAGCATTAAAACTTTATCGGAAAGCCTATGATGAAAGAAACAAGGCTTTTAAAAATAAACCGTTGCATGACTGGACTTCACATAGTGCAGATAGTTTCAGATATATGGCAGTCGGTCTGAAACCAAAAGTTAAATATCAAGAATTGGAGATGGACACATCATGGGTAGCATAGAAGATAAACCAAAAAGAACTAGGCGTAAAAAAGTTACAGCAGAGCCTGTTGTTGAAAAACCAAAAAAACAATTTAAAGCCTTATCTGAAATTTTTGCTTATAGAAAATTAAAAGTTAAAAAACTGGGACCAGATTTTAGATTTAGTGACAATACAACATTAGTTGAAGATGTAATCCCAGAGCCTAAAGATTTAGAAAAAATTGCAGATTATATACAAAGTAAAGCAGGGCAAGGTATATCAGTAACAGTAACATCAATATTAAAAGGTGCTAAATAGTGGCTGAACGCTCAATACAAGACATAGACCCTATAGAAATTGATGGTATTGAAGACAATGCAAATGTGTCTGTTCAGCTAGAAAGTATTGAAGAAAACTTTATAGAAGTTGATGGCGGTTTAACAGATGATGAATTAAAACAACTTTTATCATCTGAAATAGCTGATGCTATGACCTATATTCAAGGCTCAGAATTTATAGCTGATGAACGTGAAACCAATTACGAATACTATCGTGGAGTTATGGACGATTTACCTGCACCACAAGGTAGGTCAAGAGTTACTGATAGAGCAGTATCAACTTATATAAACATGATGTTGCCAAGTTTACTGCGTGTATTTACAGCAGGAAAAAATATAGCAGTTTATGAACCTGTTGGCGAAGAAGATAGCGAAATAGCTGATTTAATTACACGATATATCAACGATTGTATTTTCCGTAAAGACAATCAAGGTGAAGCATTAATAAGAGATTGGGCATGGAATGGTCTGGTTGGAAAAGTTGGTGTTGTAAAAGCATATTATGAAGAAAAATTTGAAACATCAGAAGAAACATACGAAGGTCTGAATGACATAGAATTTGCAAACATTGTAGAGCAAGTAGATGCAAACCCAGAATTAGAAATAACTAATCATACAGGACAAAAAATTACAGTTAATGAAATGGAAGGTACACCAGCACGCCATGATATAACTGTAGTAAAAACTATTAATAAAAGTACAGTCAAACTAGAAAATATTGAGTGGGAAGAATTTGTAATTTCAAGAGATGCTAAAAACCTTGAAGATGCATTGTTAAAATCACACAGAACATATATTCGTGCAGGTGACTTAATAGACATGGGTTATGATGAGCAAATAGTTAGTAGTTTACCTACATACACAGAAAGAGCTTATAACTCACAAGCGTTTGATGATTACTATAGAGAAAGAAACAGAGCTGACAGTCCTGACCCTGCATTAAGAGAAGTGTTAGTGCATGAAGGAATTATTAAATGTGATTATGATGGCACTGGTGTTAAAGAATGGTATTTTGTCGCTGGTGGTTCTGAAAACGTTGTAGATGTTTTAAAAATGGAACCCTATGAGTGTCAAATAGTTTTTGCTGATTTTTGTCCAGAGCCTATACCTAATCTATTTTTCGGTCGTTGCCCTGCTGATAGTTTAGTTGAAATACAAAGAGCAAACACTGTTATAACTCGTATGATGCTTGATAGCGGTTATTTATCTATGACACCGCAACGTGAAGTAGTATTTGAAAACCTTGTTAACCCAGAACAATTAACAAACATGAATCCGGGTGCGCCTGTTTATGTAACAAAAGCTGGCAGTATTAGAGAAATACCAGTGCCATTTGTTGGTCAGCAAGCATTACCAATGTTAAATCATTTTGACGCACAAGCAGAAGCAAGAACAGGTGTAAGTAAAACAGCTATGGGTTTAAATCCTGATGTTTTGAGTAATCAGTCTGCAACAAGTGCGAATATTGCTTATAGTGCATCATTAGGAAAAGTAGAAATGATTGCTCGTATGTGGGCAGATAATGGTATGCGTAAACTATTTAGTGGCATATTAAAAATGCTTATTAAATATCAAAATTATACACGCATATACAGAATGGACGGAAAAGCAGTACAAATTGACCCAAGACAATGGGAAGCCTTTAGCAATATGGACGTAAATATAACAACTGGTTTAGGTACTGGTAATCGTGAACGTGATATGGCTATGATGGGAATGATAGTTAAAAAACAAGAAAGTATATTAGCACAATATGGAAAAGATACACCATTAGTAAACTGGACTAAATATTCCAGAGCCTTACAAGATATGGCAGAAGCATCAGGTATAAAAAATCCAGAAATGTATTTTGGTGAAGTTCCAGAAGATTATCAATCGCCACCATCACCACCAAATCCAGATATGATAGAAGCACAACGTAAAGCACAAAAAGACCAACAAGATTTCCAAGTGGACATGATGGGTTTACAATTAAAAGCAAGAGAGTTAGCTTTAAAAGAAGCAGAAGTACAATTAAAAGCAGGTCAGGTTCTTACCCCAGCAGAAATACAAAAACTGCAATTACAGTATGAAAAAATGTTAATAGAAGCTGAATTAAAACGTCAAAAAATTGCACTTGATGCACAAACAAAAATGCAAGAATTAAACGTTGAAGCAAGGTTAGAAAAATATGCTATTGATAAAAAAGCACCGTCAGGTCAAGGTATAATTCCAGATTAAAAAAAGGAGATTAATATGCCAAAAGTTGGAAGAAGGCATTTTGCATATACTTCTAAAGGTAGAAAAGATGCAGAAGAATACGCAAAAAAAACAGGTAAAAAAGTAACAAATAGAAAGCCTAAGCGTAAGAAAAAAATGGTAGCTTAATGAATAATAAAAGTTTACGAGAATCGCTAGAAAAACATGAACTTGAATGTTCACAAAGATTTGCAGATGTAGAAAAAAAGATAGACCGACTTGATACTAAACTTTGGGGATTAGCAATACTAATTATTATTGCAAGCGGATTGGAGCAATTATTATGACAATGTTAGCAGTAGGTTTTGAAGAAGCATTAATCGGGTATGGAAACCAATTTAACAACGATGTAGCTATTTATGACCGTGACAAATGCATTGATATTTTAATGGAACGTGCCGGTATGGATATAGAAGAGGCAGTAGAATACTTTGAAATCAATGTTCAAGGTGCTTATGTAGGTAAAGAAACACCTGTATTTTTGAATCAAGAAGAAAACAGGTTTAAATAGGAATTAAGTTATGGCAGGATTTAAAAAAAATGGGCTTCTTTAATTATTATTGCTAGTGGGTTGGAACAATTATTATGAATATTAACGAAAAACCACAAATTTTATTAGATAAGTTTAGTTCAGATTACAGTAAAGTTTTTCCGCAATTTACAAAAGAAAAAATAATTAATTTTATTAAAAATGAACGTAGTGGTCACACAGGCTATCTAAATAACTTAAAGAAAAAATGGTATGAAAATTACTGTCAAGATTTTACTGGTTACAATGATGATTGGTATTTTGCAGAAATATATATATGTTTTATAGATTACAGTAGAAACTATTTAAAAAGTATGGTTAAGGAAAAAACAGTAGGAGCTTACCAAACACATAGCTTTTTAGAAATTACAAATGATGCAAAAACAGTTTTAGACTTAGGTTGTGGAATAGGTTACTCAACAGCAATTTTATCGCAAATATATCCAAATGCAAAAATAACTGCCACTAATTTAGAAAATACAAAGCAATGGGAATTTTGCAAATATATTGCAGAAAAACATAATTTTAGTTTGGTTGCTGATTTGAAAAAAATAAATAAAAATCAAGATTTAATTTTTGCATCAGAATACTTTGAGCATATAGAAAGACCCATAGAACATTTAAACGAAGTTTTAAGGCTAAATCCTAAATATTTAGTTATAGCAAATGCTTTTAATACTTATGCACATGGGCATTTCAAAAATTACAAAGATAAAGAATTTACAATAGGCGAAAAAAGTATATCAAAATGCTTTAATAAATTTTTAAGAGAAAAGGGATATTTTAAACTTAAAAGTAAATACTGGAATAACAGACCCAATATTTGGATAAAAGAAGCATTATTGGTTAAAGATGCATTAATTGCACAATAACAAAGTAAACAAGAAAAAAGCATTAATAAATGGCATGGTGGATATGACTGAAGAAGAAAGATTGCAATGGGCTAAAGACGCAGAACGTAATCCTGTAATATGGGAAAGTTTTGATGTT